TTTCGCCCGTTTTCTTGTCGAACTTCACAATGGATTCCGTGAGTTCGCCGATATACTTTTTCGTCGTCTGAAAGCCTGCTTCCAGCCCTTTGCCCAGCGCCTGGGAAAGGGCGTCCTTCAGGTTGGAGAGCATGACGCTGAAATTCTTCGAGGCTTCCGCCGCGCCAATCGTCGATCCTTCCAGCGCCTTCATGACGGCATCAAACAATTTTCCCTCTTTGTTCAATTGCCTGATTTTTTCGTTGGTCAGTCCCGCGGCGTTAATCAGCGGCTGCAGCATGGTAGTCCTCGGCGTCATGTTCCCGCTTAGAATGCTGCGTACTTCCTCGCCCAACATGTCCAAGGGGACGCGCATGGCGCTGGCCGCCTGGGTGACGGCCACGGTAAACTCCACAACCCGCTTTTCATCAAAACCCGCCTCCAACGCCGGAACATAGGCCTGGGAATAGGCTTTGACGAGTTGCTCATATGTAGCGGCTGTTTCCAGTCCCGCGATCCGTAAACGATTCTGCACGCCTTCGCTGATCCGCAGCGCGACGTCGAAGGCCTGCTGGCCGGTGACGGTGTGTCCGGCTGCATCCTGGAATTCATTCATCGCGTAAATCAAACTAGCCAGGCCGACACGCGTATCCTCAATCGTCTGATTAAAGGAATAGCCTGCGGACGCAGCCGTCCGGATAATACTGAATCCGCCGAGAGAAACTACCAGATTGCGGATTGTGGCCGAAACATCGGAAGCCATGCCGTTGAGATCATGCAAAGTCTGATTGTAGGAGCGGGTGGCGTCGATCGTCTTGTTAATGACCCCCGAGGCCAGGTCACGGGCGGCAATAATTATTTCCACTTTATTTTCAGCCATGAGCTATGTTACCTTTTACCTGTAAGGAGATCGGGAGATGTTTGTTTTTGAGGGCCTCGTTTTTGCCCTGACCTTATTTTGTTTTTTCCTTTTCTTGCCCGGACTGTTGGCCATCGCCAGCGCGATCGTGCTCTTCTTTGCCGGGCTGGTAGTCCTCATCGTCGTCTGCGATATCATCCTTTTCCTCTATCGCTGCTCCATCAGGAATTAATTCTCTGTCCGCACTGTTTGCGGCACATGGCGCAGGCCTCCGGGTGGCGGCATGATTTATGGCTGTTAGCCGAGGGCTCCTCCATCCCGTAAATTACCCGCAACTGGTCATCTTCCAACGCCTGAATTTTTGCCAGCACTTCGGGCGTCATCATGATCCCACGGAGGCGGGCTACCCAGTCCATCGCCGGATAATCAAGGCCAACCGGGCCGCACGGTCCCGCGCGCCATTGCGTCAGCGCATGCAGCCACAGTTCCAGCGCGTCCTCGTTTTCCTCCCACAGTTCCGGCGGCTCCCCTTGCTGGCCAGTGGAATACCACCGCCAGAACGTCAGGAGTTTTTTGCCGCTTCCCCTTGACCGAAGGTCTCGTCTATAATCGACTTAAAGAGGTCGAGCACCACGTTATTCGGCAGCTCGTCAATCTCGGCGATCCGCTCGCCGAGCACGCTTTCCAGCACCACATCGATGGCCTCATCCGCATTGTCGGGAGACAAAGCGGCGAGATTGAGCCCCTGTTTCCGTAAAGTTTTTATTTCTCCCCTGGTCAACGAACGAATTTCAAAAGTCTTGTCTGCTATGATCTTTTCCATTTCTCTTTCCTCCTTTATGTGGGGGCACGACTCAACCGTACGAATATTTCGGACGTTTGCGGGGAAAGCCTCCTTATATTTGGGGACACTGCGTCACATCCCCGGTCTGGTTACGTAAAGGCGATGGACAGTTCGTCGTCGCCAGCGTTGCGGTTCAGTTGGCAATCAATCCCCAACCCGCGCAGGCCGCTTTTGTCCGCCAGCTTCGCACCCGTGTACTGGACCTTCGGCGCGGTGATTGTGCAGATGTTCCCCGCCGAGCCGGTCAGGACAAGGGAAAGCGCGCCCTCGTTGCCGCTGCGCCACTTGCCGAAAAAGTCATAGGTGGCCACCAGCACGGCCTCCGGGTCGATTGACAGGGAGGGCTTGCGGGCGGTGATGACGGCGCTTTTATGCCCGGATGAGGCATTGATGTCCTCCCGAAGCGCCACCTCGTTGTTCATGTTGAATTCCAGCGTCCCCACCAGGGCGGCGTAGGAATCGATGGTCAGGGTTGCGTCCAGGAAGGCCTGCGGCTTCGTGGCTTCGTAGGTGACGCCGGTGGTCAGCAGGACGCCGTCCGTAACAGAGAAATCCGCGCCCGTGAACACGAAATGAAGCATTCCCGGCTTGCCCTTCTCCAGTTTCAGGCTGACATTGCCGCGCGCTCCCCAGACTTTGTAAATCACCCCGTCGTTATACATGGCCAGCGTGAGGGAACTGATACCCGTGGAAGCGGGTAGGTAGGTGACGGACGTAATGGCCACCACGGTTTCGCCAAACCCGCAGGCCTTGAGCAGCTTGCCCAGCGCCGGGGCCGTGCCCGCCGTTCCGGAGCCCTTCAGTTCCACGTCGAATTCCATCGTCGCTTTTCGCGCGCCGGGAACCTGGGAAAAATTAGACAGGGAAGCAGAGACATTGTCCCGCGTCCCCATTGCGATTTCCGGGTTGAAATTGATATTCATGGCCAGAAAAGCTTCGGCTCCGGTCAGCGTTTCCGCAGTGCCTTCCACGCTTTCTATTTTTGCCGCCAGTTGCGCTCGTTTAACAATCATTGACTTTTTCCTCCTCGTCGGCTGCCGCGGTCGGGGCCGGGTTTACTTCCGCCCCTCCCTGCTGGGTTGTGTTGTTCAAGGCCGCATATTCATGCGCCGTCAGTTCCCGGCCGTCCCGATCGACGTAGCGGGTTCCGCCATCATTGCAATTGTCGTCCATAGTTCCCCCTATTAATCTCCCGGATAGAGCAGCGCCTGCCCGGTTTCGTATTCGGCGCTGTAGATCGACACCCCCCTGCCGAACCAGACGGGCCGCTCCCGCAGCAGCGACAAGGGAAAGATGTCTTTAGTCAGCCGGGATTCGTAAAGCAGATCCCGGATGCCGTTCAAAAGGGCATACACCCCCGGGTTGTTCGTTCCCCCGCGGCGAGCCTCCTCCTCGGACCGCGCGCTTCGGTCGCAGATAAACAGCGCAAAGGCCGGCCTTTCGATCTTCCGCGCCCCGAGATCTTCGTATTCCGAGCCCACATACATGACGATGATCGCCGGGAAGATCCCAGCGGCCCGGGCGATGCTGTCCTCGTCATCCAGTTCGCCCTGATAGCTCTTAATGGTCTTCACCGTCCGCCAGACGGCGGGGTCGGTCTCGCCCACCGGCAGATAGCCAACCTTCAGCGGGGCAAGCTTAGTAATGATGGCGTCTTCCAGCTGTTCGATGGTGTACATATCAGTAATTATCCAATGATCCGACGCTGCTATCGGAGGTTTTTCCCAGGGTGAAGATCCTGTCGTCTTTCGTGCGCGTCGCCTGGGGCAGGCCGGCACTGGGCTCCGCCGGGGCGTCCGCTCCCAGGGAGATCAAGTCCCGGGCCACATCCCGGAGAAACCGGATCGCATTGTCATAGCGCTTCTGCCGCTCCTCCGGCAGTTTCATGACTGCCCGCCGGGAGAAGAGGTGATAAATCGCCATGTCCACGCTGTACTTGCGGATGATGACCGGCACGGGGGAAAAGGGAGCCGGGTACCGACTGCTGCAGTAGGAGTCGATCTCCGCATCGGCATCGGCAATTGCCCGCGCCACGACGGACGTGTCCACGGATCCGCTGCCGGCGTCGTCGGTAAGGTCTATCAGTTCTGCATTACTAAGTTGTTCCTCAAGATCTGTCTGCGTGCTGTAAGCCATGATTGACCTCCTAACGTTGATTTTACCAGCAAATCCCACCGGCCAGGTGCGCTCTCATCTCCCAGAGGAAACCGAAAATCGCCAGGAGCACAGTGAACCCTGCCCCGAGAACTACCCAAATTAATGTTTTCATCCACGCCCCCTGTCAGGTAAACGTATAATATTTGTCTATCTTTTTAATTGTCGTCAGGAACGGCAATTCACCATTGTACTGCTGCGCCTGGTCGGCCAAGACGTTGGACCCGGTAAAGGTTACGTATCGCAATCCCTGCATCAAAAACTGGATGGTCAAGCATGAACCGGATCCCTTCCCTTGATACTTGCTCGGCTTTATTCTGATTGCCAGGACCTCGATTTCTTTACCTAAAATATCGTTGATCTTCAGTTTGTCTCCATCGAGCGGGATGTGGCCTTTGGCGAAATCACTGAAGCGTTTGGGCGATTCCTCCGCCATTCTCAATTACCTTCCTTAATGATTCCAACTGGAGATGCACCTGTAAATTTCGGGTATTCCCCCAGCGCAGCCATCCGGATACGGACGCCAGAGTGGAACGGTATTGAACCAAAGTAATTCGGCCGGACGACAGAAGCGCTGGCAATTTTCTCAGGCGTCGTTTCATCCGGATCGCCGTCGATTTTCGCAGCAGCACATGATCTGGGAAATGCCGATATCCCAGAAAATCAACGCCCCGGGAAACGGGAAATAAATCGCACTTGCTGAGAGTCAACTTCAATTTCTCTCTCAGAAATTCCTGGATGATGCCCGCCATGCGGCCTAGATATTTTTTGTCATCATGGAAGATGCAGAAATCATCACAATACCGGAGGTATGCCTGAACGCGGTGCTCATGTTTCAGGAACTGGTCCAACTCGTTTAGATAAAGATTCCCCAGCCATTGACTGGTGTAATTGCCGATCGGGATGTTCTTCCCGCCGGGCACACTGTAGATAATCTCCCGCAACAACCAGAGGGTGCCTGCGCATTTGATCTTCCTCTGCACAATGCCGTAGAGGATGCCATGATCGACGGACGGGTAGAACTTGGAGATATCCATTTTCAAACAGTATTTGTATCTCCGGACGTATTCCATCGTCTTGCGGCTGCCGCTGTGGAGGCCGCGGCCTTTAATGCAGGCGTAGGAATTGGCGATGAAAAGACCCTGCCAGATCGGTTCGATAACCCGCATCAGGGCATGATGTATGATCCGGTCGGGGAAGAACGGCAGGGTGTAAATCATCCGCGTCTTCGGCTCGTGAATCATCATCGTCCGGTAAGGCGATGTTTTGTAGGTCCGTTCGATGAGCATGTCCCTGATCTCCGCGCAGGCATCATCAAGACGCTCCACACATCGGCGGACATCGCGTTTACCTGTCTTCCCCCGGCGGGCGTCATATAACGCCTGACGGATGTTTGCCGGGGCAATGATCTCCTTAAATAATTTTCCGTGTCGTTTCATTTTTAATTGATGCCGCCAGGGTTCGGCTACCCTACTGTCTGTCGGCATCCTCCGTTATGTGTTTTGCCTCCGGATGGAGACAGGGCCGAGGGGTCCAGCCAGGTGAAGTTGCTGCTGTCCTGTATCCGACGCGAAGCGCGCACCGATATTCGAATTCGTATTCCAGCGATAGTTATTCGCATTCCGAGCACGGGAGCCGCAATTCGTCCCATTATTCCAATTGCCGCCCGCACGAAGCTCCGTCATTGACCCTCCGGCCTGACCATTTTGCCGCGGCGTGGGCCGCGCGATCGTGTTCCGTGTACTCGCCCGCAACGCCCTATAGTGGCTCCGACGCGAAGCGCGCACCGATAAACGAATGCGCAAGCCAGCGATAGTAATCCGCATACCGAGCACGGGAGCCGCAAACCGTCCCACTACGCCAACAGCCGCCCGCACGAAGCTTTACGTCTCCGTATGTGCCTTGTTTATACAGGCTACCCTTGGAACCGGGGAGGTCGTAATATCCCAAGGCTGGAGCCACATCGCCCGATGGGTTTCCGCTCGTCACGGTCTCGGGATCTCCTGTTACTGTGACCTGATGAGTGTGGTTAGCCGCACCATCGAAGCGATACGACTGATCCCGAAGCCATTGCCACACAACACCACAGCAGTCCTCGCAGCCGAT